GCAGACAGAGCAACGCATCTATAACACGGTGCAGTTGCCCAGTCTTCGTAAGAATGTAACAGGTAGCTTAACCACAAATAATCAGTATTTATCAGCCCCAGACGACTTTTTGTCTGTCTATTCATTGGCTATTTTCCCTGCTAGTGGAACTGGGGACTATCTTTACTTGTTGAATAAAGATGTTAACTTTATTCGTGAAGCCTATCCCAATTCGGCTACTACAGGCAAGCCTAAACATTACGCTATCTTTGGCCCTCAATACACACTCAAAAATGAGTTGTCATTCATTGTAGGCCCAACCCCTGATGCTTATTACAAAGCAGAATTGCACTATTATTACTATCCTGATTCAATTATTCAGGCGGCTATTAACACAGTCAGTATTTATAATGCAGGGAGTGGATATACAAATGGTACATACTATAGTATTGCTCTTACTGGTGGCACTGGTAATTCTGCTACCGCCACTATTGTTGTGGCTGGTGGGCTTATAACTTCTGTAACAATGGTCAACAACGGATGTTATTTTGCGGTAGGTGACTTACTAACAGCAAGCATTCCAAGTGGAATAAATTTTACAATACAAGTAACAGCAATTACCAATTCAACTGGAGCTACTTGGGTTGGTGATAACTTTGATTCAGCTTTGCTAAATGGTACTTTGTATGAGGCCATTACATATATCAAAGGTGATGCAGATATGTTAAAACTGTACCAAGATCGGTACACACAGTCTATTGCTCTACTCAAGAACTTGGGAGATGGCAAACTTCGTATGGATGCTTATCGTGATGGACAAGTGAGGGTTCCAGTATCATGAGTATTGTCGAAACGCAAACCACTAGTTTTAAATCTCAGTTGTACCAAGCGGTGCATGACCTGACAACTGACCAACTTAAAATTGCTCTGTACACGGGCAATGCTGATTTAAATGCCACTACCACAATCTATTCTTCTACCAATGAAGTTGTAGCTACTGGGTATACGGCTGGGGGGCAGCTACTGACTGGAGTTACGTTAAATACGTATGGTTATACAGCTTATGTTAATTTTAACAATGTTGTGTGGACTGGGGCTACGATTACTGCTCGATGCGCTTTAATTTATAACGTCACAAAAGGCAATAAATCCATCTGCGTTCTTAACTTTGGATCAGATAAAACTCAGACAAATTTCACCGTTACAATGCCATCTAATACATATACAACAGCATTGATTAGGAGTTCAAATTGATAGTTACTACAACCAAAGGCGAGATGGATGATGCTCTTCTTGAGAAAAAAGAAGGGTCTGTAGACAATGAAAACGAATATACAACGTGGGTTGAGTATTGGTTAGACGGTGAATTGGTTCATCGTTCTGCTCATGTAACCTTGAAAAAAGCACCTGTTGCGGATTTAGTTGCCGCGTCTTTAGGATAATAAAATGGCAAATACTCAATCAATGTGTACATCTTTCTTGGGGCAGTTAATGACTGCAACCCATAACTTTGGAGTGGCTCCTGTCAGGGCGACTACTGCGGCAGATGCTTTTTATGGGGCTTTATACGTAGCTACAGCCAATACTAGTTCTAGTACAACTTTGTGCGCTAGTGTGACTGCTTATGCTGTTACGGTAAATACTATCCCAGAAGTGTCTGGAACCAACTATACGGCAGGTGGTGCGGCGTTTACCAATGCAACTGCTCCCGCTTCTACCAATTCATCAACAACGGCTGGGGTGGGTTATTGGACTCCATCAGCTAATTTGTCGTTTACCAATGTGACGCTAACAACGCCATTTGATACTGTATTGGTTTACAACTTCACGCAAACTGGTAAGCCAGCAGTAAGTGTTCATACGTTTGGTTCACAGACCATTACAGCGGGAACATTTACGTTGTCTATGCCAAGTAACACAACAACAACTGCTTTATTGCGCTTATCGACTACATAGGTGATCTATGGCTTCATCCTGGGGCAGTGGGTCATTTGGCAGTGGCAACTTTGGTGGTGCTGATGCCCCAGTTCCATCGACTCTAGGTTGGGGTTATGGCACTTGGGGTAGTAATGTCTGGGGTGGGGGTACAGTAAATCCTACGGGGGATGTTGCAACTGGTGATGTAGGAACAATTACTACTGTAATTACAGTATCGCTGAGTGGAGTAGGTTCATTAGGTGCAGTCGGTACAGTTGCTCCTTCGGATACAGATGCAGAAACAGGGTCATTTGCTACAGGTGATGTAGGTACTGTCGGGGTTAGCGTAACGGTAGGTTTGACAGGCGCAGGGGCAAGTGGATTAGCTGGGACTATTTCAACGGCTATTGATCCCGCTACGATAAGTGGTGTTGGGGCAGTTGGTACGGTTGGGACAGTGGCAATAATTAATGCTCCAGATATTGTTGGAGTAGTTGCTACAGGTTCAGTAGGCACTATTGGGTATAGTGGAGCCACTGTTAATCTAGCTGGGGTAAATGCACAGGGTATAGCTGGGACAATCGTATACGAGAGAATTGAGCCGATTAGCGGGGTTGCGGCGGTAGGCGCAGTTGGGATATTTAATGTATCTCCCCATTTGACGAGTGTAGCGGCAGATGCAAGTGTAGGGGCTATTTCAGGCATTACCACTGTGGCTATATCGGGAGTTGGAGGAGCTGGAGCAGTTGGCAACATAGTATTGGGTGGTAAAACATTTGGTATTACTGGGGTAGTTGCTACAGGAGCAGTACAGAATTTTGGATTAAACTTTTGGAGCAATATTGATGACAATCAATCTCCAACGTGGCAAAATGTGGATGATACGCAATCGACAACATGGACAGAGGTAAGTAACACTCAGGCTGTAGACTGGACACAAATTGGGAACACTCAATCACCAGAATGGGCAGAAATTAACGATGCTGAAGAAGCAGACTGGGAATTGGTAACGCAATGAGGATACTATGACAATTAATTACACAACATTATTGGATCTTGCACAGCCTGTCTCTGGTACAGAACCTGGCACATGGGGCGATGATGTAAACAATGGCTTAACGGCTTACCTCGATATTGCTATTGCAGGTACACAAAACCTTACAACTGATGCAGATGTCACCTTAACGCAAACACAAGGTACAAACATAGCTACCAATATTGGGGCAACAACATCTCAATATATGCAGTTGTATTGCTCGGGTGCTAGGAGTGTTACGAGGTATATCAATGTCCCCAACTACAGCAAAATCTACGTTGTTCAGAACGATACAACAGGTAGTCAAAGTGTTGTTGTTCGTGGTACTTCTCCTGCTACCACAGGCGTAACGATAGCCAATGGTGAGAAAGCTGTCATTGCTTGGAACGGATCTGACTTTGCTAAAGTTGCTAGTAACTTTGCTAGTTCTTTATCAGGAATATTGACTCCTGCTAGTGGCGGTACGGGCATTAACAATGGTTCAAGCACCATAACTGTTGCGGGTAATTTAACTCACGCAGGTGCTTATCCAACTACCATAACCTCTACTGCATCGACCAGTGTTACGTTACCTACGTCAGGTACGCTGGTTAATACAGCAGTCACCGCACTTACTAGTTTGGTGTCAGTAGGAACAATTACTACAGGTACTTGGAATGCTACAGTTGTAGGTGCTACGTATGGTGGTACGGGTGTTAATAACGGTTCTAGCACAATTACTTTAGGTGGCAACTTAACTACATCTGGTGCTAATGCTCTAACACTCACAACGACTGGATTAACAAACGTAACTCTTCCAACAACTGGAACGCTGGTCAATACAGCAGTCACGACTTTAAGTAGTTTGGCGTCTATTGGCACGGTTACTACAGGTACTTGGAATGCTTCAACAATTGGTGCGCCGTACGGTGGTACAGGACAAACAACCTACGCCACTGGAGATATTATTTATTCTTCAGCAACCAATACATTAACTAAGTTGCCAATTGGTTCAACTGGATATGTATTAACTGTTGCGGGTGGAGTGCCTACATGGGCGGCTAGTACTGGTGGAGTAACTTCATTCCAGACATCATTGTCAGGTTTAACTCCAGCAACTTCTACAACTGGGGTTGTAACACTCGCAGGTACATTGGGTATAACAAGCGGTGGTACTGGACAAACAAGTGCGACAGCGGCGTTCAATGCATTATCTCCAGTCACTACAGCAGGTGATTTGATTATTGGTAATGGCACAAATAGCTCCACAAGATTGGCTATTGGTACAAATGGTTATGTTTTAACATCAAACGGCACGACAGCTACATGGTCTGCATCTACTGGTGGTGTGACATCATTTAGCGCAGGTTCAACTGGATTGACTCCTTCAACAGGCTCAACAGGCGCAGTTACGCTTGCGGGTACTTTAAATGCTACAAGTGGTGGTACAGGACTAGCTACTTATGCGACTGGCGATATTATTTATGCAAGTGCAACAAACACACTTAGTAAATTAACTGCGGGTACAAATGGCTATGTATTGACTCTTTCGGCTGGTGTTCCACAATGGGCGGCTGCAAGTGGAGGTAGTAATTCTTATACTCGTACAAGCTTTACAGCTACAGGTGGGCAAACAACCTTTACTGCTGCGTATACAGTAGGTTATGTAGAAGTTTATCTGAATGGTATTTTCCTCAATGGTTCTGACTATACGGCTACAAACGGCACATCGGTTGTGTTGGCAGTTGCAGCGGTTGCGGGTGACATTGTTGAGACAGTAGCTTATGCAACTACTCCAATCGGTGTAGTTGGTACGGTTACTTCAGGTACTTGGAATGCGACTACCATAGGAGCAAACTACGGCGGTACAGGTGTAGCTAACAACGTGGCTAGTACGATTACCATATCAGGTTCTTTTGGTACTACGTTTACTGTTACTGGGACTACCGCAGTTACATTACCCACATCGGGTACGTTACTAGCTACTACGGGTTCTGGGGCATCTTTAACCTTTACAACAGGATCGCTTTCATTAGCTGGTAACTTAACTACTTCAGGTGCTTTTGCTACTACTCTAACTGCGACTGGAACAACTACACTCACTCTGCCCACAACAGGTACGTTGGCTACGTTGGCTGGCTCTGAGACGCTTACCAACAAGACGTTGACCAATCCTACGTTAACCAACTACACAGAGACTCTTCAAGCTGTAGGAACAGTAGGCTCAACAAGCACATTGGCTTTGACCAATGGAACGGTATTGACGGCTACTTTGACCGCATCGACACCTTGTACGTTTACAATGCCAACTGCTACTGCGGGAAAATCGTTTATCCTTATACTAACACAGGCGGCTACAGGTATGACTACAGCTACGTTTACTGGTGTTAAATGGCCTGGTGGAACGGCTCCGACCATAACCGCTACGGCTTCAGCGGTAGATACGTTAAGTTTTGTAGCTAATGGTACAAATTGGTACGGCACATTTGCACAGGCGTTCGCATAATGTTTGCAGCTCTTAATTTCTTTTTTACTAGAACAAATGCTAGTGCACCTGTTGTTACGCCTGGACAACTATGGTCTTGGGGGGCTAATAACAATGGGCAATTAGGCATAGGGAATACAACTTATTATTCTTCACCAAAACAAATTGGAGCTTTAACTAGTTGGACATCTATTTCTACATCTGGCAATACCTATACTGCAATAGCTGTTCAATCTAATAATACTTTATGGGCTTGGGGAAATAATGGCACTGGGCAATTAGGATTAGGAAATTTAACAAACTATTCTTCACCAAAACAAATTGGGGCTTTAACAAATTGGAATTCAACTCCTGGTTATATAAATACAACTAATTCTTCTTCTTTTGCAATTAAAACTGATGGGGCTCTTTATGCTTGGGGAGAAAATAACAATGGTCAATTAGGTTTAGGGAATACAACAAGATATTCAAGTCCAAAACAAGTTGGCTCATTAACTAATTGGGCATGGATTTCTTCTGGCGCAATTTCTGCTAATGGAATTAAAACAGATGGAACATTATGGTCTTGGGGAAGTAATGGTAGTGGTCAATTAGGTTTAGGAAATATAACAGGTTATTCTTCTCCAAAACAAATTGGTGCTTTAACAAACTGGGCAACAGTAAATTGTGGTTATGTAAACGTATTAGCTTTAAAAACAGACGGAACTATATGGTCTTGGGGAGCTAACGGAAATGGGCAACTAGGATTAGGAAATAGAACTGCTTATTCTTCACCAATGCAAATTGGTGCATTAAGTACATGGTTAAATCTAGCTGGGGGTATATATGGTGGAATTGCTGTTTCCACAAGTAATGCGTTGTGGGTTTGGGGAAAAAATGATTATGGTACATTAGGTTTGAGTAATACAGTTTCATATTCTTCACCAAAGCAGGTTGGATCTTTAACAAATTGGTTAAAATCTGGTAATGTATCAGGTAGTCAAAGTTTTTCGCATGCAGTTAAAACAAACAATACATTGTGGTTTTTAGGAGGATTAAACAATAGTGGACAAGGAGGATTAAATAATGCAACCGCTTATCTTTCTTCTCCAAACCAAGTTGGTGGATTATCAACTTGGGTACTTGCTAGAGACGGCACTAATTATGCAGCAGCTATTAAAACACCATAAATTTTTGAGGAAAAAACATGACAATCCCACGCAATATATCATTTCTAGCCGAAGGCGCTAGTTCCACGGGTGTCCTTAGCACTGCTTTTGGTGGTACGGGTGTAGCCAATAATGCGGCTAGTACAGTCACTATTTCAGGTAATTTTGGTACGACTCTTACAGTGACAGGTACAACTGCGGTTACGTTACCCACATCAGGTACGTTATTAAACACAACTGGGTCTGGATCATCTTTAACTTTTGTTACGGGCTCTTTGTCTTTAGCGGGCAACCTTACTACATCAGGCGCTAATGCTTTAACCTTTACAACAACTGGAACAACAAACGTAACCCTACCTACATCAGGTACGCTATCTACTGTTGCTTTATCTGGTACAAATACTTGGACTGGAACACAAAGTTTTACTGGATCATCTAGTGTTTTAGCAGGATCAATTACCAATATAGTTGAGCCCATAACTGTGTCTGCTACGGCGGCTACTGGAACAATTGCGCTATATCCTTCTACGCAGTCCATCCTGTACTACACAACCAGCGCTTCCGCTAATTTCACAATCAATATAACTTTTTCTGCTACGCCTGTTACGCTAAACACGGCTATGGCAATAGGTCAGGCTATTACGGTTGTGTTTATGAATACCAATGGAGCTACTGCTTATTATAATAACGTGGTGCAAGTAGATGGAAGTACGGTTACTCCAAAATGGCAAGGTGGTACAGCCCCTTCTAGCGGTAATGCTTCTAGTATTGACGTGTATACTTACACAATTATTAAAACAGGTAGTGCTGCATTTACAGTGCTGGCCTCACAAACTAAATTCGCTTAAGGTGTAACAATGCCATCTATCATAACCACGGGAGCAGGATCAGCTAGAGGTTGGGGATGGGCTGCAACTATAGCGTCTGGTACGCCTTCTGGTGGCTTATGGTCAACTGGGTTAAATAGTTTTGGCCCATTAGGGCTTGGTAATACAACTGGTTATTCATCTCCAAAACAAGTTGGATCTTTAACTACATGGACAGTAACTTCAGCAGATCTTTATAATAATTATGCCCTTAAATCAGATAATACTATTTGGTCATGGGGTAATAACAGTCAAGGGGAATTAGGTTTAGGTACATCTGGGGTTGGTACATATAAATCTTCACCTGTGCAGATAGGGGCATTAACTAATTGGTTAAGTTTAGCAAGTGCTAGATATGGAGTAATATCTCTTAAAACAGATGGAACATTATGGTCTTGGGGATTTAATAGTTCTGGTCAATTAGGATTAGGAAATAGAACTAGATATTCGTCTCCCAAACAAATTGGAGCTTTAACTACTTGGCTTTCAGTAACAATGGGCTATGCTTACTGTATGGCTATTAAAACCGATGGCACGCTGTGGTCATGGGGGTTAAACACTTTTGGCCCATTAGGTTTAGGAAATACAACTAACTATTCATCTCCTAAACAAGTTGGTTCATTGACTAGCTGGCTTAATGCAACAGGATCACAGTACTTTAGTTTGGCCATTAAAACAAACAATACTTTATGGTCTTGGGGAAGAAATCAATCTGGTCAATTAGGTTTAGGAAATCTAACTAATTATTCTTCACCAGTACAAATTGGATCTTTAACTACATGGTTAAAAAAATCAGCGGGAATGTATGGCTATAGCTTTTCTGTAATACCTAAAACAAATGGTACTTTATGGGCATGGGGTTTTGGTAACCAAGGACAATTAGGTTTAGGAAACACAACTAATTATTCTTCTCCAGTACAAATTGGAGCTTTAACTACTTGGTTGCTTAGTAGCACGGGTGTATATACTTCTTTTGCAATTAAAACAAACGGAGCTTTATATGCATGGGGCAAAAACAACTATGGTCAACTTGGTCTAGGAAATCTAACAAGTTACTCATCTCCAAAACAAGTTGGATCTTTAACTACTTGGTTAGCCGCGTCAGCTTCATATTCTTCTACATTTATTAAAACTTAAGGAAAAACTTGAAAAAAACACTTCACTTCTTATCTGGCATTCCACGTTCAGGGTCAACGGTATTAGCCGCTATTCTTAACCAGAATCCGATGACGCATGTATCGACTACATCAGGGCTTGTACATGCACTTGATGGACTGGCAAATACTTGGCATTCTCAAGGTCTATTGCATGAAAATGACCCAGGACATAAGAAGTTAATTCAGACCATGCAAGGTATGATAGATGCGTTTTATGAAGAACATGACAAACCTGTAATTATTGATAAAGGTAGAGGATGGCCTATACCAATCATATTGCAAGCCATGTCACAGGTTCTCGGAGTTACACCTAAGATTATTGCTACTGTACGCCCTGTGCCTGATTGCATGGCATCTTTTGTACGCATAGCCAAGCCTACGGATTTAGATGAATTTATGTATTCTGGTCAGCTTGGAGATCATCTCAAGGCGGCTTATATTTCTTTACAACAAGGATACGAATCATTTCCAGAATGTTTTCATTTTGTAGAGTACGACAATCTACTTGCTAATCCTAGGGAAGAACTAGCCCGTATCCATGAGTTTTTAGAGTTGCCCCCTTATGAGTATGACTTATCCAATATTGATGGCTCTAGCGTCAAAGAGGATGATGAGAATTTGCATGGCTATGCGGGTATGCACGATGTGAAGCCAGTTCTTCAAAAACTACATGATGATAACCCACGGCATCTACTAAGACACCATTACAACCAATTCTGTCAGCCAGAGTTTTGGACTGACAACCAGCGCACTCCTCCTGAGTTGGATGATCTTGATCTACAAAAAGCTGCGGGTAAGATGGGTAGTTTTGCTGAAGGATGGAAACTATCTGAGAAGCTCAATACCGAGCGTCCTACAGATCACCGTGCTGCCTATAACCGTTCTTGGTATTTACTGAGACAAGGCAAGATTGCCGAAGGTTATAAGCAGATGGATCGTGGACGTTACTGCGGAATCATTGGAGAACGTAGACCAGACACCCCTGCTCCTGAGTGGGACGGCAAGACAAAGGGTACGATTCTTTTGTACTGTGACCACGGTTTTGGGGATCAAATCCATCAAGTTAGGTACGCCCGTGACTTGGTTGCTAGGGGTAATAAGGTCGTAGTTTGCTGCGCTGGTACGTTGGTTGGCCTATTTAATTCCATCCCAGGCGTATCGGCTGTGGTTCAGGTTGGCGCAGAGTATGGTGTTTACCATGACTTTTGGTGCTATGGCATGACTTTCCCCAACTATCTTGGGTATGAAATGTCAGATTTGAAGGGGGATCCATACATAAACAAGCCTCCTGTTATCAAAGGCTACAAGAAACGTATTGGCCTCAGATGGCAAGGCAACAGTATGTTTGAGGATGACCACCATAAGAAGTTCCCCTATCAACTGATGTTTGATGCAGTACGGGGCGCTGATTATGAGTTCATATCGTTACAACGTGATGAAGGAGCAGATGCTTGCCCGACTTGGGTAGACAGAGTTCCACTTAATACTTGGGAAGAAACAAGGGATGCAGTAGCCTCTTGTGACCTAGTTATATCATCTTGTACAAGTGTTTCTCACTTATCCTCTGCGATGGGTATTGAAACTTGGGTAATTATTCCTATAATGGGGTATTACTTATATGCCTTGGATGGGGATAAAACCCCATACTACGACAGCATGGTGCTGTTTAGGCAGGAAGTATTTGGCGAATGGGGAGCCCCATTTAACCAGATTAAAGCAAAATTATCTTCAAACAAAGTTGAATTAAGGAGTGTAGCATGAGTCAATTATATGTACAGGTTTTAAACGATGCGGTCAAGCATTGCTGGGATACCAAGCCAACAGAAGGCGTTGGTAACAATGGATGGAAAGAAGCCGTTGAAGTTAAGCCTGAGATCGTTGCTGGTCGTCAGAGATACGCAGCTCATACTTTTGACATAACAAAAGACCCAGTAGAGATCGTATATCCTGTTATTGATATTACCGTTGATGAACGTAAAGCTGGAATGCTTGCTGAAGTCAAAGCTATTCCTAAGCAATTAGAGCGTAGCATGGCTGCGGGTACAACACCTTTTGATGCAGAAAAGATTGCCGCCGCAGAAACATACATTGCTCCTAAAGTTGCTGCGATCAATGCATGTACATCTCACGATGATTTGGAAGCCCTTTGAAGATTAACTTAGGAAGTGGCTATAAACGTATTGATGGGTTTCTGAGCATTGATGATGACCCATTGGTAGAACCAGACTTTCTTGTTAATATTGAGAAAGACAAATTGCCCCTAGAGGACAATTCGGTAGATGAGATTAGGGCGCACCATATCCTAGAACATATTGGGGATGGATTCATTCCCTTGATGCAAGAGCTGTATCGAGTATGTAAGGATGGTGCGTTGCTAGACATCTTGGTTCCACATCATTTCCATGATAACTTCTATGGTGATCCAACCCACAAAAGACCCATCACGGTCAGTGGGATGTATATGTTTTCAAAGAAACATTGCGAGGAGTACATAGAGGCGTACGGATCAAGTTCTGGCATGGCGTTAAAGTATGGATTAGACTTTGATGTTGAGTCGTTTGATTTTGAGTACGATCCTTTTTATCATGGGCTTGTAGACACGATTAAGCAGAAGACTGATAACGGTACGCTGACGCATGATGAAAGCCAGATGTTTAGACGCTTGATGAGGGAAGCCAATAACGTGGCACTTCATACAATCATTAAGATGAGGGCTGTCAAATGAGCGACAGTACTTACCGCAGTTTAGCCAAAGCAATTAGCTGGCGTGTCACTGGCACGATTGATACCTTTGTCATTAGTTGGATAATTACTGGTGAAATTGGATTGGCAACTGGAATTGCCTTTACGGAGATTATGACCAAAGTAATTCTGTATTGGGTGCATGAAAGAGTCTGGAACAAAATTGATTTAGGGAGACGGAAATGAAAAGAATTTTAGTAATGGGATTGCCTGGTGCTGGTAAAACATACTTAGCTCAACAAATCCTTAATCAATTGCAAGCTGAACAAAAGACGGTCATTTGGCTTAACGCTGATGATGTGCGTAAGAATTACAACGACTGGGACTTCTCCCACGAAGGTCGTATTCGCCAGAGCTTGCGTATGCGTGAGTTGGCTGACAGCTACGAAGTAGACTATGTAATCTGCGACTTTGTTGCTCCTCTTGTTGAGATGCGTAACAACTTTAAAGCTGACTGGACTGTCTGGGTAGACACCATTGACCAAGGTCGGTTTGAAGACACCAACAAAGTATTTATTCCTCCCAAGGAATATGACTTCAGGATCACCGAGCAGAAGTCTGAGAAGTGGGGTGAGTT